ATAAGAACTCTTCGTGTAGTAAAATTACCTTCATAATCATCCTGCATTGTAATATTTTCAAGAACTACAGGAACGTCTCTTTTTTCATTAATAATATCCACTAATTCAAGTGTCATTGAATATGATGGTTGAAAATATGGCAAAATTTGTTCAATAATTTGAAGTGCATCATCATTCAATTTGGACATAATACTCAACTCAAACTGCATATTGTATGGAACTGGAAGATATGCTTTTTTAGTTTCAGTTCCGTCAGTTGGAGATTTTACAAGAAAAGTCTGTGTTGTTGTAGATTTGCGAGTTGGATCGTAAGTTAATCCAGTAAATTCAAATGACATTCTTGGTAATGTAATTTGAACCGATTTGCTTAAATCTGGAGATTGCTCCAACCTTGCAAGGAATTTTTGTGTAGGACCATATGCAAGTGGAACTTTAATCACACTTTTTACTGCACCAGAATTATCTGTGTGTTTAATATTAATTTCGTTAAATAAAGAACCAAAAGAAACTACAGTTCTTCTTAAGATTTCGTGATAGAAATATTCAAACATTTTTTTAAGTTCCGATGCTATCGGTTAACCAAGTAATAACTAATATTTATACTATGGCATTCCGAATGGATTAGTGCTACTAAAATCAATAATATCTTCTGCTTCAGTTTCTATATCATTGTTATCAGAATATCCATCTTCAACTGCAAAAGTATCTATAGACCTAAGTTTTCTTGAAGCACTTGATGCAGTTCCAACAATAGATTCTCCTGGTGTAAATGATCCAGAAACTGTTGCAACTTCTAATACATTAGTTATAACATTCCAAGATCTAACTCTTGCAGTTGTTCCACTTGTAGAACCTGTTACGATTTCGTTAAAGGCAAAAGTTCCAACACCAACAATTTGTGGTGGGTCTGCAATAGTAATAATTGGTGATGCAGTATATCCCAATCCAGCATTTGTAATTCTAATTTGAGTAATTGTTCCTGCTGAACTTACTATAGCAGTGGCAGCAGCAGATACTGTTGCAATACCAGTAAATGTAATCGTAGGAATGCCAACATATCCACCACCCCCATTTGTTATAGTAATTATTCCAACAACACCGTCTCCAATAGTTGATGTAGCAGCTGCTCCAACCCCATCTCCAAAAAATAATACTTGAGGAGCAATTGTGTATCCTACACCTGGATTAATAACCTCTACTGATTGAACTGATTTTGCTGCAGGGTTTACATTTTCTGCACAAACAACAATTCCACTAATCAGTGTTGCTGAACCAATACCAGTTACTCCTCCAGAAGGTGCTGAAGATATTGCAACTCGTGGTGCAGATGTATATCCACCACCCCTATTTGTAACGGTAAAGAATCTTATGCCACCATTTACTATTGTAGTAATAGCAGTTGCAGTTACTCCAGCACCTATCATATTCAGTTTTTGTACTGCACCAAGAGAAATTGTTGAGATACCACTTCCAGAACTTCCAGAAAGAATATCATCAATGAAGTCAACTCCAGTATCAATAACTTCATCTTCATACCTAAACAATTCACATTTTAAGGTATAAACATAATTTGTTTGAAGTTGATAAAACGGTTGTTCGTGCTCAACAAATTTAATTTCAAATAATCTATCACCTAAAGGAAAATAAATTAAATCTCCTTCTTTAGGTCTTGTGGATAACTTAATATTTGCCTGATCTTTAATTAGTGGTGTTATGTATTCTTCAAATCTTTCTCTTGATATTACAATTGTTAGTTCATTAAGTGCTTGAATACCAAACTTTGATAAGATTGTTGTATTATCACCATATCCATCAAAGTTTTCAACATATGCTTCAATTGGATATGAACGATCAAATGAGGATTCAATTACCTCCCTCATTACAGTTTTTTCTGTTATATATTTTCTTGGAAGATAATGAACTTCGACACCATACATTCGCAGTTGTTCATTTATAAGGTCTTGAATTAGACCTTGTTCTGATTTAGATCCTTGAAGAAAAAATGGGTTAAGCATAATTAACCAATCATATCGTATGGTGGAAGTTCATACGTATTAGACATTTTTTCCATAAGCATATCTAATTCTTTCTGTGCATCATCATACATTTGCCTCCCATTCAATTCAACTCCACCAGGAAGTTTAACTCCAGTAAACTTCATCATATTTTGTCCCCACTGACGTTTAATAAGTGAAGTTAAGTATGGTTTAATAAAGGAATCATTATAAACTCTAGCATAGTCATTCGGATCTAATGTTGAATAACAATCGATAACGAAATACTCATCTACATTGACATTTCCCCAATCAATATCCAAATACAATCTGTCTTGTCTTTTATTAAACCGAATTTGTTTTTGTGTATTTAAAAGAAAATCCAAATCTTCCAAATATGTTTTAACCATTGCAAAGCTTAAAAGTTCTGTGGCCCCTAAAAAATAAATGTCATTTAAAAATAATTGATATTTGAGACTAAACATACCTCGTGAAGTATTAGCTCCATCAAATGTAAAAATTTTATTTACACCAATAACATTGGGAGGAAGTTGAATGTAATTACTATTTTCTGTATATGAAAAAGTTGTTGCTGTTCCAACAATATTTGCTGTTGCAGTAGTGGTTGCAATTCCAACAACATTACTAGATCCTACTACTGCTGTGCCACGAGAAATGTCTGCTGCTGTTACTTTATATTTAAAAAAGGCGGGATAAACCCCATCGTAGTGCCTTTCCTGAAAGAATTGAATCGCATCATCAACCAAGTCATCAATCTGCTCGTCAGCAACATTAATTTCAAGCACAGGCGCACCCAGTTTTCTTTTGCAATAATCTATAAGTTCTTGTCTAGTTGATGGTTGCGCCATTTATTATTTTCCTTTAGAAATATTTATGATTTAAGTGTTGGAAATTGACAAAGAACTTCTTGCTGCTTAAGATATAGTTTAAAATAACATTTTGCAAGATTTCTAAGATCTTCAATATTGTTGATAGTATCTATTTGGTTGCTAAATTTTACATATTCAAAATTTTTGGTCAAGTTTTCAAGTGTTACTTCATCAGGATCCATTAACTAACCTCCTAAGTAAAAATTTAATTTCATCCAAATCTTCTTTCATATTAGCAACATCAGATTCCAAGTTTTGTACTTTTTGATTATCTTTTAATTTAGAATCTCTTCTAGAAAGATATTCATTATATTCAGACATATTAGTGTTAATAATGGCATTTGTTTTAGGATCTCGAATTAGATGATCATGTCCCTTTACTTTAATATAGTCCATATCAAGCAAGTGTAATTACTCTCAGATTTTTTACTCTTGGTACATAAACTTGATTGGTTGATGTCATAACAAGTTTGATTCTATATGATCTAAACTGTGGCAGTTCATTTTCAGTGAAAGTGCGTTCTTTATAATTTAATTCTGGGGAAGTAAATCCAATAGAGTTTGATAAAGAAACAAAGTTATCAGATGACCCATCACTATCTTCAATATTAATGATCTCTCCTTTAGTATTAATATTTGTATATCCAGGAAATGGTGTAAAAATTGGATTAAAATTAGAATTTTCACTAATCGCATAGAATGCGCGAATATCAGAATAAAGATTTATATGAGCATCTAATATAATTTTAATAGAAGATGCTGAATTTTCCAAATTAATTTCTTTCGAAATATATTGGAATGCTGATGGATCTTCATCAATTGAATCTACCCTTGCGTCAGTTGCATAGTTTGTAATCACACTATTAACTCTATTTGAAGTTAAAATTGCACTAATTCTTTGCGTATCTAAAACAGGTGAAAGTCTTGTATTAGCAGTACCGAGTGTTAATCTCATATTCATTGACTTATTACCTGGTAAATTAGGCAATTTGCTATTTTCATTTACCTTTGATGCAATGATCCTTGTGCTATCAAGATAGTTTGGAGCATTAATTATAATAGGCTCAAATCCAGCATCAGTAAATGCAATTTCAGTGCCACTAATACTAGAACCAGTAATAGTTCTTACCTCAGCACTTAACGAGGTGCCTTGTACGGTTACATTATGAACAAGTGGAGTGATAATTTCAAATGGCATGTTTTGAGTTGCTCTAGTATCATATCCACCAATTGATTTTGTTTGATTTGCATAAAGAACTGGGAAATTAGTTCCAACACTTCTATCAACACCATCAGAAGACATTTCAACTTTAATATTATAAGAATCAAAAGTAATTGGATTTGAAACGGTCACATTATTTAAATTATGAGTTTTATTAATTCTTCTCAAAGAAATTCCATTTAGTTCGTACTTATATACTGGAGTGCCAGTAGGATATGTTTTGGGATTTGTTCCCCTAATAATAGTTCCACCAATAACTCCACCAGATGCTGAGGTATATGAAATAACTTCATCACCAATAAGTAGATATCCAGCATTAGTAGTGCCAACACCAACATTCTCAAAGGTAGAGAAAGAACTTGAGTTATCAACCGATATTGATCCGGTAGAATCTGCTGCATATTGAATACTTAATTTGGTCGGTTTGACATCTGATTGTGCGTTAGAAATTATAACCAAGTTATTATTGGAATACATTCCATGATTTTTGTGATCTATTTTAATATGTAATCCATCAGTTTCAGTAATTATTTCATTAACTAAAACACCAGTACCATTAAGATTAGTTGTGCCAACACCAACTCTGTCATATCGAATTGTTTTACCCACACCAGTTGTAAAATCACCTTGAACATTATCTACTATAATTTGATTAAGATTAGAAATATTTGAAAGTGAAAGTCTTGCATTTATACCAACATTTACTGCTCCAATACTAGAAATTCCAAGAACATCTCCAATTTCATATCCACTTCCCCCAGAAGTAACAGTTGCTCCAATTGCGACACCATTGTTTATAGTAATAGAACCAACTGCACCTGTACCTTTACCAGTAATTGTTTGTAAATTAATTCCTGTAAATGTTGCAATACCAGATGATGGGGTATATCCAATGCCAGCATTAATAATATTTAATGCTCCAATTGCACTACCCGCAGCCCCAACATAATTTCCTGATGCATTCGTACCAGATTGTAAAACAGTATTTCCAATAGTAAAATTAGAATCATTAATAGTGGATGCTAAACTAATTCTAACTCTTTTAGAATTAAAATTGAGTGAATTTGGCATCAGTTTTGCAATTTGTCTATTACCCTCAGAAAGTTCTGGACTATAAACTTCTACAGTTCCAGTTGTTATAAAGTCTGCTCTATAAAGAGTAAATTTAAGATCTTCCCACTGACTTGCTTCCCAAGTCGAAGCATTTTGAGATTTAAAAAGTGACCCTAGATATGGTTGATTGGAAATAAATGTTTGAGTCAGTAAATCATTTTCTCCAATTCTAGAAATATAAACACTATATTTTGTAGAGTTTGATGCCAAACATATACAATATTCCTTGCCACCTTCAAGATAGATTGGTGCTTTAAATACAATTGGTGTAGCAATTGATCCATCACCAGATGTTTGAACTTGATTTGGTTCAATAACAATTTCAGAAAATGGAATAACATTTTGAGTTGGGAATCCATTTACCATCGTTCTCAATTGGAACGTTACGGGGATGTCCATATCATCTTTAGATCTAAAGAAGACATCACATCTAGTTAAGAAAACTCCAACTTCATCATCAACTAAAAATGATTGTGCAAGAGGATCATACCATCCAATAATTCCTTGTCTTTGTGTTTGTGCAATAACTCTACTATTAACAACTTGAGATCCAGTAGTTCTTGCAATTGCTCTTTCTTCAAATGTTTGTTTGTTTTCAATCCTAGCATTTCTAACTGATATAATATTTTCCTGAACAGTTTCTAAAGTTCCACTCGAAGAAAATCCTTCTTCAGCAATTGTTGATGCAAGATTTTGATCATTTAAATTATTGTTCACTAATGTAAAAGTTTTGCTTCCAGTTTCAAATCTAGGATGAATAGTTGTATTTGGATTTGGAATAAAGAAACTTCCTATTAATGTTGCTGATAAATCTGAAAGAAGTCTTACATTAGTAATAGTAGCTTGAGCACCACTTGTTTGGCCAATAAGTCTCATTCCGGATTCTACATATCCACTAAAAGATCCTTGAGGTTCATTTGATAGTGAAAAGGTATCAACATTTAAAATATTTGATGTTGAAGAATAAGATGGTTGTAATGTTTGACTTGTATATGGGTTTTGTGAATATGTTGTAGTTGGAGTATTATATGGACCTTCCTTATGATTTGATTGAGCAACCCTAAATGTGATTCTTGAGGATTGATTTGT